GCGCGCGATGGACAGCGTGTGATTCCTTAGGGTTAGACTTTGCTTCGCAAAGCCTTAACCCTAAGTCATAGTGCATGTGTGCGTACTAAACGCTACCGCGTTTCTTAACTCATATGATAAATGACTATAATAAATATTAATCCTATCCTTAAATTTCAATCAAGTTGAAGCGATCATCAGTTAGCTGAGTCGTGTCTGGTTTCTCGTTCGAAAAGACAATCACCTGAACCGGATTCCTCAACACTTTCAATGAACTCTCGTATTTCGCGCTGAAGATCATCTGGTCCTTCAAACTCTCCAGAACGGAGTACTGTAGATACATCATCTGCTCACGGGGGATATCAAAAATAAAGACACGCTTAGTTTCATCAATTGCATAAGCTAGATCATCTCTTTTGCCAATGCGCAAGATCTGGACTTTATCCGGATACTTCGTAAGAGCCCAACGACAAATCCAAGATTTTCCTTTACCTCCATCAGGATCAACAACGAAATGAATGGAACGGGCGGACGGGTTTTCAGACTCGATTAACGCTCCGACGGTGAGTTGCCACCCCAGGCGGGGCGTTCCTGCTCCCACAAGGTCTGGAGACGCGAGATAGGCGTTGGCGATAGCATAACACTTCTTGGAATACCTGGCATAGAGAGAGGTGTCGAAGTTGATAAGTTCTCGTTCTGTTGGGATGCGACCGAGCTCTTCGATCCACTCCTTGTAAGCGGTCCAGTCGTTGCGTTTGCCTGCGTTTTTGGGCACTTCGCCATACTCTTTGAAGTCGCCATCTTTCTTGCAGTAATTGGCAGCTTGTTCGCTTGTTGCGACTGCTCCTGCAAGATAGGCTCGCTGTCCGATGCGCTGTTTAGCATTAGTAAACCGAATAGAAGAAGAAAAGACAACAAAACCCTGTAGGTGCGGAGTTCCATTATCGCCTACTTCTTTGCCGAAGACTAGGTACTGAATACGTGTACTAGCACCAAGCGTGTCAAGATGAGCAATTTCAGCGTCGCTGTAATTGTTAATTGTGAACACATAACGACGGCGAGAACCATTGTTGTTAATTTCGGTGTGATTGTTCATTTTTGAGAATTATGAGACTAAGAGTCGGAGTCAGAGGTGTGCTGGGTAATATTATACCAGCACACCAATTTCTTTTATTCGTGGTGCAATTTGCACCGGAGTCCCACAAATTTGAATTCAAATTTACTTAAACGAGAATGCCTAAACGTAGTTCAAAGAAATCCCGTAAACCCGGCCGCGCGATGTCGCGGAAGGGTCGGAAGCGAACCATCGGTTCAAAACGTAAATCATTTAAGAAAAAGGCGTTGAGCCATTTTCCAATTACGAAAAAAGAACTGACATTCTACGAAACGACTCTAACTGGATCACCTCTTGTGTTTGCCATGCCGGCGCTTATTAAATCTAATTGTATAAGTATCACCAACGGAGGAACTAACTACGACAGTCGTCTAAGTAAAGGTGTGTATTTGAAAGGGTTACGTATCCGTATGCACTATGCAAATAAATTATTTAGGCCTATGGTTGTACACATGGCCTTAGTCGTTCCTAAGTATGGGATCAACGGAATATCAGATACATTTCAAACGGAGTTCTTCAATGGGCTCGGCGTGGGATCAACTGGGAACACTAAAGAAGGGATTGCGTTTGACGACACAGTCCAGAATGGTCTTCTACTAGCTACGCTACCAATTAACACCGAACGTTGGGATGTTATTCAACATACAAGGTTCAAGTTAGGGGTAATCTCTACAACTGGTGGCTATTCTTCAGGTGAACTAAAGAATTATAGGTCCCTATACCGCTACGTCAAGATCAATAAACAAATTGATTTCCCTGACGCTACATCCAACTTGCCAAGACCTGATCAACAAATTTACATGTTGACATGGGCGGCACCGCTGGACTGGGAAGTGTCCCAAGGACTAATTGAAGACGCACTACTAATTATGCAAAACGTATGCTGCGTATTTGGAAGGGCAGGCGGGACTAATTAATAACCCTTTTCCCTAACCCCACCTGGGGCTAACCAGTGTTGTGAACCCTAACCCTAATAGTTGGTACATTCGTTATAAGACCCGTCGTGGACGGGAGCGCGCGATGGACAGCGTGTGATTCCTTAGGGTTAGACTTTGCTTCGCAAAGCCTTAACCCTAAGTCATAGTGCATGTGTGCGTACTAAACGCTACCGCGTTTCTTAACTCATATGATAAA